GAAGATTGGCGTAATGCATGGCGACCCAAGAACAACTCCAGGAGGAGAAGGAAAAAATTATGCCTTCTTTACAAGATGTGAGATCCGCAGAGACGAATGGATTGAGGTTGGACCTAGCGGTAATAAGGTTCGTATTGGACAAAGAATTAAAGTTAGAACATTAAAAAATAAAACAGCACCTCCACAAAGAGTTGCTTATTTTGATTTTTATTTTGCAGATGGAGGCCATTGTTTACCAGGAGAATACGATTTTGCAAAAGAAATTGCAGCACTAGCAGTTGTAAAAGGAATAATAGATCGTAAAGGTGGGTGGTATTACTATGGAGAAAGAAAGTGGCAAGGAATTGAACCAGTCATTGATAGCATCCGTGGCGAAATTGATCTCAAGGAAGAACTACAAAAAGTTGTACTTAGTTCCTCCGATGTACCGATGGCTGGAGGTTCTGACAATGATTGAAGGTAAAAAATTTATAGTAAACGATGAAGCATGGGCGCATGATTTAGAAAAAGGTGTAGAAACTTATACAGATATGCTTTTTGAAGCCGTATGGGAAGGTGACGAAGATGAAATTCTAGAAACGCTTTCAGGAGAACCTTTTTGTGGTTGTTCTCCTTGTTTTTGGCGTGAAACAATGTTCTATATTGTTCCTCGTTTGCTGGAGGGCTACGAGAGTGGCAAAATAGAACTTGAAGACTGAAGGACAAAAACAATCTCAGAAGCATGAGAAAAGACTTGCTAAAAAAATTAACGGTTCTCGTAATGCTGCTTCTGGTGCGTTTTGGTCACGTAAAGGCGATGTAAGATCAGCCGACCTGCTGATTGAACATAAGTGGACTGGTAAAAAACAGACTACTATAAAGTCTATAGTCTTAAAGAAAATAGTAAGAGAGGCAATTCTAGATGGAAGAATGCCAGTACTTGGTATCCATTTAGATGGAGAGAACTACGTGGTTCTTCTTGAAGACGACTTCATAGAAATGCTAGAGAAAGTCAAGGATGCCTAACACATGGATGAACCAGAGTATGCCTGGAGATACGAAGCAAGATGTTCGGGACAAGACACCGACATCTTCTACCCTCCTCGTGATAAAGAGCAGTACAAAGACATTGCTGATCAGGCCAAAGCATTTTGTTTCGGTGAGACAGGAAAAAACCATTGTCCAGTACGGGCCCAATGTTTGTGGGATGCCGTTAAAAGAGATGAGCCACACGGAATCTGGGGTGGGTTAAGCCACAGAGAACGTAATGCTTTAATGAGAAAGTGGCAAAAGAAATACAAAAAGAAAATGTCCCTAAAAGAATTTATTTTCAGTACAGACAAGGAATACTAATGGCAACACCTAAGACAGACTTACAGAAGTTCCTTGATACTAAAAAGGCTGATACTAGATTAATAGGAGACATAGAACGTCACCTAATGAGACAGCCAGAGTCAAATAGAAGGACGGACGTACTTCATCCTTCTGAAATTATTAAAGCCGACTGGTGTCACAAGTATGCTTATTATCTATTAAATGGTGGTAAGGCCAAGAAAGAAAAACCTAATCTTCGCCTTCAAAATATATTTGATGAAGGACATTTCATCCATGCTAAATGGCAAAATCGATTAGCAGATATGGGTGTCTTATATGGGAACTGGTACTGTGAAACAGATGATAAATCTGAATGGGGAGTTAGTTCTGAGGTAAATAGTGGCCCTTCAGTATTTGAGTACAAAGAAGTTCCCCTAGTTTATGAACCTCTTCGTATTCATGGCCATGCAGATGGCTGGGTCAAAGGTATTGGAGATGATTGTTTAATTGAAATTAAATCCATTGGCGCAGGAACACTAAGATTTGAAGCGCCAGAGTTACTCTACGATGCAGATGGTGACCTAACAAAGGCTTGGAAAAATATTCGTCGTCCATTTAGAACTCACTTACTTCAAGGACAGATGTACTTAGAGTTAGCCAAAAGACAATTTGGCGAGGATGCTCCTAATGAAATTGTTTTTATTTATGAATTAAAAGCAGACCAAGATTATAAAGAGTTCACAATTAAGTCTGACTATTACGTAGTAGAAAGAATCTTTAATGCTGCACAAAAAGTAATAGATGCAGTTGATGCAGGTGTTTCACCTGCCTGTAATGTTGATCCTGCTGGTTGTAAATACTGTTCTTTGATTGGAAAGTAATGAGTGAGATAGAAGTCTTAATGAAGAGGGGTCTTGCCCTACCAAAGCCACAGTACGAACAGGCAGTATTACCACCTGACATTACAGAGTTGAGCAGTGAAGACTTAGCCATAATGTTTACTACTCTTACTGGTTGGGCCGATTACTTTGCTTCGCAATTAGTTCAGGCTCAACTTAGTGAGCGTGAGGCTCAGAGAGCCTTAGACATGGCTGAGAACAAACTGCTAATACTCAAAATGGGAGCAGCCTCAAAAGGCTCAACCGTAAGTTTAGCCAAGGCTCAGATTGCTACCGATCCAGAGATTATCCAATTAGGAGATACTTATGAGGAGCGGTATGCTTATCGCAAGATCTTAGAGATGATGCTCTCAAATCAAGAACGAGACATTACTTTAGTTTCGAGGGAAATAACACGGAGAACAAACGAGTCCCGCATGGGACGGAGGGATACATTCATAACATGAAAAAAATAAGTAAAGTATTGTTAATAGCATTTGCGTTAGTAAACGTTTCTGCTATACCTGCTAATGCAGGAGAAGGTGAAGCAACATACGCTGTTGTAGATTCATCTGGGGTTGTTACAAACGTAATTGTTTGTCAGGCCTCTGTTTGTGGATCATCTGGTTCATGGAATGGCACAATGCCAAGCGACACTCCTTGGGCAGGACAAAAATTAGTGTTACAAGTTCCTGCTAATCCTGTAACTGGACAAAATCAAGGAAGTGTTTTTACACAAAATCCAACACCAGAGCAGGTTGTTAGATACGATTCACAAGCACAAGTATTTACACAAGGCTCTGTGCCAGTAACTAGAACCGAAACAGTTGACACCGCAACTTTAGTAACCACAATTGATTCAACTGAAGTTACTTTTGGTCCAGACAATTTTGTAGATGGTCAAATGATTTTTAATCCAAAAATCACACCAACTACTGGAGCAACTATTTCTGCAACTGATGGTTTGATAAAAGAAATGGCAGTGTTTGAAACGCCAAAAACAAGGGCTCAACTTCAAGCAAACATCCAAGGCAAACTTGCATTAATAGAAAGGTATTTAAATAGATTTTATACCTTACTTAATGGCTGGTTAATTGACTAAAAAATCCTTAGTTCTTGCGCTGGTACTACTTGGCTTACAGGTAGTACCAGTACAGGCAGACTCTTTAGAATCTATAGCAGTTATAGATTCTGGAACAAATACAGAGTTATTTAAAAATAATGTTGTGTATGAGGTTTGTATTGTTTCTGAATTCACCTGTCCAAATGGCAAAAAATTTATGGAAGGTGAAGGGGCCGCTAATATCCCCGTTTCTAATAACAAAGTTTTAGGCCACGGCACTCGAATGCTTTCTATAATTACTCAAGTTAATCCTAAAGCAAAAGTTATTTTAATTAGAATTGTCGGTATAGATCCAAAAGGAAAACCCGCAGATTATTACACAGAGGATATTGATAATGCATTGGTTTGGATAACAAAGAATCAAAAGAAATACAACATCTCTGTTGTAAGTCTCTCTCAAGGCAATACCTTTAACACCTGCAATGTGTCAACCACATTTAAAAAACAAGTAAGTCTTTTAAAGAAAGTAAATGTTCCTGTAATTGCCGCTGCTGGGAATGATGGCAATACAAAACAAGTTTTTACTCCAGCATGTTGGAAAGAAGTAGTCTCTGTTGGAGCAGTTACCTCTGGAGGAACTATTCAAACATACAGTAACGCAAAAGGAAAAGTAGACATCTACATTCCAGACAACTACATTTCTCGCATGTTAGATAACTCTATTAAAACATCTGTCGGAACATCCAATTCAACTGCAGCACTTTCTGCTTGGTGGTCACTAAACAAACGTAACTCATTTAAAGAGACATATGATTACTTGCTATCTTTAACAAAACCAGCAAGTAATTATTTAATAAAAGGAGCATACTTTGAACTTGGATAAAGAAACAATACTTGAAGAGGCTCAAAGATTAATTACAGGAGATCGTAACAAATCTTATGATCATCCATTAGATAATTTTAATCGTATTGCTAAAGGTTGGGAAGTAATTTTTGGTACAGATGTAACAGAAGAGCAGGTTGGATTAGCAATGGCTTGGGTAAAAATTTGCCGTGAAGTTCACCAACAAAAGAGAGACAACCTAGTTGATGGGGCGGGTTATCTAGGGACTGTGCAAATGGTCATAGATGAAAGAGAACGCCGTGCCAACCAAAGCGATTGATGGTAATTTACCTAAAGACTGCAACGTAACAATAGGAATAGATCAATCACTTACTGGCTTTGCATTAACCGCACTTCAATTTGATGATCCAACAAAATATATTACATGGGTTTATAAATCACCTTATTTTGGAATTGAAAGACTTGCTGATATTAGACAATGGTTAGTAGATCATCTAGATTATCTTGAAGAAAATAATAATACAATTTTAGACATAGCAATGGAGGGCACCGTTCTTGCTAGTCATGCAGCCCTCGTATTGGGAGAGTTGTCAGCCACCGTCAGACTAACTATTTTTGATTATTTTGAAGAGGATGATCCTCGAAAATTTCCCTTAAAAGTTCCACCTATGACCTTAAAAAAGTTTGCTGCAGGAAAAGGTAATGCAAAAAAACAAGAGATGTTGCTACAAATATACAAGAGATGGGGCATAGAATTTAATGATGACAATGCCGCAGATTCTTACGCTCTTGCAAGGCTCTTAGGAAAAAACTTCTATAATGAGGTCGAGAAGGCAGTTGCCGAACAAATGAAAGATCCTAAATACAGAGACGCCCCAAGACTTTAGCCTTACCCTATATTCTAGGAGCGGTACATAAATTCGACTCAAAGGACTACTAGACATGACAACTTCACCTGAAATTCCTATTTCTACTGACGAACCGTTTTTAAGAGTTAGTGCAAGTTCAAATCCTCAAAGTGTGGCATCAGCAATTGCTCATGTTATTTACGAAAAACACGAAGTAAAATTACGTGCCGTAGGTGCGGGAGCAGTAAATCAAGCAGTTAAAGCAATTGCTATATCT